ATCCTCGCGGTCCTCGCCCATCTCCTCCTTGCGGCGATCAAGGAGCTCGACGGTGTTCTCTCTGTCATGCGGCTGGCGCTCGGCCTCGGGCACGGCCTTGGCGCGCTGCTCCTCTACCACCGGCGAGATCTCGGCCTCCGGCCGGGCCATGTCCTCGACGATCCTCTTCCCCTCGGCCAGCTCTTCGTCTACCTGCTTCTCGCGGGCCCGGTCACGCGCCTGGATGTCGAGACCGCGCTGAGCCTGCCGACCCCAGTCTCGCGTCGGGGCTGCCTTCTCGGCCAAGGCCGGGAGGGCGAACATCGCGGCGCCCGTCCCCAGGGACTGTGGCCAGGACTGGCCTTCGTGACGACCGGCCGCCGTGAAGTACATCCCCGACAGAAGGGCGCGCAGCATCTTCGGCATGGCCAGGGACTTCATCGCGTCGAGCGATGCGCCGGTCATCCCCGACCCGTACATCCCGAAGAGGCCCTTCTCGATGTCCTCCGCCGGCGCCCCCGTGGCGATCTTCTCCCCGGCATCGTGCGCCATGAACCGCAGGGTCCAGGCCATCGGCGCCATCTTCGGGTACGCGCGGATCATCCTGTCGACGCCGACCACCTTCCCCATGTAGACGGCCGCGAGGATGTCCATCGGGAGACGGGTGAGAACCTCACCAGCCTGGTCCCACATCGTGATCTGGTCTTCGGGGATCTGATACGCCGCGTAGGTGTCGCGCATCGAGTTCAGCAGCCACTCGTTGGCCTTGTCGCGCGCGATCTGCGGCGCGGAGTTCTCTAGACCAAGGCGATCGGCGGCCTCTCCTGCGGCCAGGATCGGGAGCAGCAAGGTGGTGTAGGCGGTCTCGTTCGCCGAGGCCACGCCGCGGATGATCGCCGCGTCCGTCCTCTCGCTCATCTGATCCATCCCGGGGAAGACGCCGTTCTCGGTGAAGAAGGCACTGATCCCGGGTAGCAGCGATTCCGTCTCTGGGAACATCAGCTCGAAGGCGCCCTTGCCTCCCTGACCGAGCGCACGCAACACGTCCGGCCGCCGATCCTTGTGCTTCAGGATCTGGGCGTTCTCTACCGTGCGCGACCTCTTCTTCGACGCCTCGTAGGCCTTCATCGACGGGGAATCGATCGGCTGGGCCTTCTCCATCGTCGGGTTGTAGGGCGCCTCCCACTCGGCCGCCTCTGGCTCGGGCGGCGCCCCGCGCGCTACGTCCAGCTTCCGATCGCGAGGATCGGGCTGCCGCCGGCCGTGGGTGATGTCCGAGTACTTCTGGATCTCGTCGATCATCCCGGGAGAATCCGGCATGCGTGCGCGGTCCTCGGACGGCATGTGGGACCGAGCCCAGGCGTCCTGCACCCGGTCGAGCGCACGGTCTACGGCATTCTCCTTGTGAGGCCGACCCGCCTCGTAGAGGAGACCGCCGCCGGTCGGCCCGGCCGTCTGGCGGGGCCCTTGCTCCGTCAACGCCCGACCAGCGGCGGCCTCGACCTTCTTCAGACCGCGCTGGAGACCGGCCCCGAGGGCATCGAAGATGCCGAGCGACTCCTTCGCCGCTCGCTCTCTCTCATCCAGGGCTGCCAGGTTCCGCTCCGCGCCTCTCGCCAGGCGCTCCTTCATCGTGCGCCCGCGGGCCTCGCGGAGGACGCGCTCATCGTATACCTGCTGGCCGTGCTCCAGGGTGGGATCACCCTCGTCCTCGCGCGTGAGCGCTTCCGACACGTCCCCCGCGGCCCACCGAGCGGCCTTCTTCGCGCGCCCGAGCAGCTTCGACCCGGACTCTACGCCCTGGTCGATGTAGTCCCGGGCGATGGCACCGGCTTCCTGGCCGATCTCGGACTGCATCTGGGAGTACTCAGTGGCACGCGCTGCCGCGGAATCAGCGAATTCAGAAGCGCGCTCGACGAGGGAGGGCTCGTGGACACGAGTCCATGTCTTCTCTATCCGCTTCCCCTCATCGTCAACGCGATACCACTCTCGGCTCACTTATAGCCCCACTCCCACTTCTTGCCTTCGTCATCGCGGTAGACGCCGTCCTGTAGGTTGACCTTCGGGCCGCCAGGGATCTGGATCGTCTCCGGCCTGTCCCGGTCCCTCATGATCGCCATCCGGGCATCGTGCTCCTTCTCTGTCTCGTTGAAGAACTTCCTCCTCATCAGCCGCTTCGCGGCGGGGTTTTGACTCAGGAGGTTATTCCTCATACCGGAGTCCAAGACGAGCCACTCATCCCAGAAGGCCTGCCCCTGGTAGTCGAGCTGCCTCGACTCAGGCGAATCCCGCGAGGGCGCGTCCTTCCGGACGGGCGGGCCGGAGGGCTTCCACTTCCGATCTGAGAAGTCGAAAGTCTTCGGCTGCTCCATCCTGTGCTCGCCAGTACCTGTTATCTGCTCCATCATCCGCGGATCGGGCGGAGTCCTCGCTGGCATCGTATAGTCGTCACGCTGCGCCTCGAGCTTCCCCCTCCGTTCCGGATCCGTCTCCTTCTGGATCTTCCTGTCGATCGCCTTGATCCTCTTGTTGTACCTGGACATCGCGAGGGCGTCCTTGCCCGTCGACATCCCTGCGGTCGGATCTCCGGACAGGACGCTCTTGAACAGGCTCTGCTTAAACGCCATGCTGCGCTCGGAAGGCGTGAGCTGGGAAGCCCCCGGGCCGATCATCACGTTCTGCAGAGTCTCCATCATGGTCGGAGGCTTCGGCGGAGCCACCACGCGGCCGTGGCGCTTCACTGCGGGAGTGGGCGTCCGAGCGGTCGGCGTGGGCAGGGCCATCGTAGCGGGGGGCTTCGGCGCCATGCCTGCGCGGATGTCCTCCGGGCTCGCACCCGGGTCCTGATGGGAGGACATCGGATTCTTCCGGAGGTTCCAGGTCGCACCCTCGCCGAGGAAGGGCGGTGATGCCTCCTGGTGCATGTTCTGCCCGCCCATGTTGAGCGTGCGATCTCCGCGGTAGAGGAGATCCTGCGTGCCTTCCATCCCTCGATAGGCTGCCGGCTGCGGCTGGGCCGCACTGCCGGCCATCGTCATGGGAGGCCGCTGCGGCTGGCCACCACCTCCCGCGGACGGCATTTGCATCATCCCGGCGAGTTGCTGGCCGAACTGCGCGCCGGCCTGGGCCTTGCCAGACATGAGCGCACCCTTCGACATGGCGCCGGCGAGGCCTCCCCCTCCGCCAGCGGCGGCAGCCTTCGCTCCGCCAGCCGCGCCTGCCTTCGCGCCAGCAGCCACGGCGCCCTTCGCGCCCGCCATCAACCCCTTACCCAGCAGAGCGAGTAATGCCATCAACGCCATGATCAGTACCCCATGAAGAAGCCGCCGAGGCCGGACCCCGACCGCGAGCTCCCCGATCCGTAACTCGTACTCTCGGTGATCGGCGCACCGATGAACGCCGCCTGGCGAGTCAGTCTCGCGTAGGGTTCCTCCTGCGCGAAATTGAACCTCTCGATCAACTCGTTCAGCTCCTGCTGGTCCCTCTGCTCTCGCGAAAGACCGGCCTGCTCCGCCGCGGCGAAGCCTCCCATCTTTTCCGACATCTGCGCCTGGGCCACACTCGGGAGCATACCTGCGGCCTGGAACTGACGACCGCGCTCGCGATCGTAGGCTCCGCCGTAGATGTCCGTCGCCATCCCTCCCAGCTCGCGGCCGAGGTCGGTGCCGGCACCGCGTAGGGCGCGCATCTCCGATGGTGAGCCGGACCTACCACCCGAGCCGAAGCGGCTGGTGATCCCTCCGCCGACGATGTCCGCGTACTTCCGTCCGACGCTCTGCGTGGCGCGCTGATAGGTCTCGTCCAGGTAGGGGCTGGGCTTCATGTAGTCACCGGCCGCCGTCCTGCTGATCTGTCCAGCCGCCTGGTTCATCGCATCGCTGCCGCCCTGGCCAAGACGCATTCCGTAGGCACCCGCTGCGGCACGCGCCTCCCCGGTCATCGGGTCCTGCTCCGAGTACATCTGATCCGGGTACATCCCGAGTGGGGCGTCCTGGTATAGACCCTCGGCACGGCTGTACAGATTCCGCAGGTAACCCTCCTGCCCGGACCACGGGCCGCTCCATGAACTGGACTTCTCGGAACTCTTGCTGGAACCACCCATGTCAGATCTCCTTCTCGTAGGCGCGATACAGCTCGCGGAACTCAGGGAAGATGTGGCTCCACCCTGGTCGACCGTGGTACTCGATCACGCTGCACCCCTGGTCCTTCGCCTCTGCCTCTATCTCCCCGAACCACGGCGTCCATATCCTCATCTCTTGACCCTCGGCCAGGAGGATCCGAAGCGCCTTCTTCCCTGTCGGGTAGTCGATCAACTCGGTGATGACGACCGCCAGGATCTCCGTCTCCGCCCTCATCGCGACCCAGAACTGGACCTCCGCGCGGGCCCCTTGCCGGATGATCTTCTTCGGAGTGGTGCGCCCGGTCGTCAGCCGGACGGCACGCCCGATCGCCACGGCCAGGAGTGGAGCGAGCCTCTCCACATCCTGCGGCCGGAGTCGGAACGCCTTGACCTCACCCGAAGTAGACGACGCCAAAGGTTCTATCTGTAGATTCTGAGCTGTCATGTCCGATCGTGATCTTCCCCGCTGACCCCACCGCGTACACACCGACCGCCGCCGCCGCACTCGCACTCTGTGGCACCAGCAATGGGATGGTGTCGCGCGTGTATCTGTCGTCCTCGATGACCGTCTCCGTCGCATTTGCAGCCAGCGTGACGGTCGTCGTGTTGTTCGATCTCCCCCTCAGCATCCCGTTGACGGTCTGGGCAATGATCCGCGTATGCTCCTCGGTCCTTCCTTTGTGGAATAGTGGGACTGCTCTGTAGCGTGCCGTCACTCATCACCTCAATACACTCCGGTCGGCATAGAATGAACGTCCACACCGATGGCGCTCGTGAAGCCGGCCGGCAGATTTGTGCGTATGCGGTGATATCGTGCGTCCACGCGGAACTTGCACGCCCCGTCGCGCGCCTGCCTGCTGACCGCTCCGTAGTCTGCGTCTACTGCAGTCTCCTCCTGCGTGTCGAGACCGATGACCTGGACGGTCGCCGATGAACCCTGAACCAGCGGCCTTACCTCGCTGAGATGGCTCCTCCTGCCAGCCGCCAGCTCCAGGTCTCCGTGATCCAGCCTACCGGTCAGGTTCGCCCCGCTGAACGTGCCGAGAATGTTGGAGGTATTGTATCCGGCGAAGACCCTGGCGTTGTATGCGGACTCGCGATCATCGAAGCTGGTGTACGGATCGACCGCGTCCAGGTCTTCGACCTGAGGATCGGCATCGAGAGAGGCCACCGGCGGCATCATCTGGCAGACCATCTCGAGGTTCCCGGGAGCGGCGTCCGCGAACGCGCGTGTGACCCAATTGAAGATCAGCATCTTGTTCGGCGTGCCGGAGACGTTCCCGCTCCCCGGATACAGGATGTACGAGAGAGGCAGTTTCGGATCGGTCGTCCATGAGAGCCGCCCCAGGTAGCTCGAATCCAGGTCCGCGAAGAAGGTCCGGTTGATCACGTCCTCGCCTACCGGGTGGGACTGCGTGTAGTCGAAGATGTGCCAGCCGTCCTCGGCCAGGTAGAGCACCTCGCGGCCGCGAGGGATCGCCAGGCCAGGGATGAGGAGACCTCGATCGGTCTCGACCGCGTCGATCGCGAACATCAGATCGCCACCGATGTACTGCATCCGCGAGACCTGGCCCTCCTGAAAGATGGCCGAGACCTCCGCGCCAGAGGTTACCCCCATGACCTCGCCGCCCTCTCCTTCGAGATCCTGGTAGCCGCTCTGCGCGATCATCGCGTTGTCCGTCCCGGGGATCGGCCAGGAGAAGGGGTTGCCTATCGCCGGCCACCAGATCCGACCAGGGACCTTCCCGTCCCTCACATCGTAGGTGTTGCCCACTATCATGTGGCTCCCGAGGACCCCGACGTGCCGGGCCTTGGGCGAGCTTCGATCATCGGTGATGTCGGCGAACACCGTGGAGCTCTGCATGTTGTAGTACTGGATTTCGTGGTCAGGAGTGACCGCGAAGACCGAGTTGCCGAACCGCACGAACTCCCAGCCATCCTTCTCGGCCATCGTATACAGCCCGCCGCTCGCGTCCACGATCGTGCCCACCGGGTCAGACAGGGTGTAGGAGCCCAGGTGGTAGAGGCAGTTGGCATCCCCTGCGAAGTTATGAGGGATCCCGTTGTTGGCTAGGGCTGCGATGTGCCCGCGCGGGCGCTGATCCAGATAGCCGTAGGCTCCCGCCTCGAAGCCGGGCAGAGGCCCGTATCCAGCCTTGCGCGGTACGACATTCCGCGCGACCAAGAGGCCGTCCCCTCCTACCACCATCGAAGGGAGGTCAGGGGTCCACGGGCCGAACTTGTACTTCATGGAGTGATCGTGTCAGGCCGCGTCCGCAAAGGACCGCCGCCTGTCCTGAGACGGAAGAGTGACTTCCTCTTCGTCTTCCTGCGATCCTCGTAGAGCTGCCCCCAGGTCTGCAGCCGCTGGTCGTCTCCAACGAACGGTGCGCTCTCCAGTAGGGTCGCGTACAGCAGGAGATTCGGGTCGTAGGTCAGGAGGTCGCTGGTCGTGTTGGTGGTCGAGAGGTGTTCGATCCCGCTCCTGTAGGTGAGCTTATATTCGCTGGCCGCGGTCGGAGCCCCGGCCAGGTAGAGCCGCTTCCCGATCACGGTCCCGCACTTGATCGTGCCGCTGCCCAGGTACTGGTACTTAACCCGCTCCCATGTCGACTGGGGGACGATCTCGATCTGGCTCGGGGGGCTATTCCCGGGCACGCCGAAGAACTCCAGCTCCAGGCAGTCGGCAGGGAGGGAGATGTAGTCATTCGACGTGGAGAGGTTCCCGGTCGTCTCCGCGTGAATCGACGGCATCTTCAGATCCTGCTGGACCCGGATCTCCGCCAGGTAGATCAGCGCAGGGATTTCGTCAGACAGGTCCGGGCGGACCAGCCAGTCCTCGACATGCTCGAGCAGCTCGCCGTAATTGCTGAACATCAGATCCTCCCAAGACCAGTCCTCGTATGCTGCCAGTTGGAATCGTTGAGCCGGCGCTGGACCTCGGGCCAGTGATCATCGTTCATCGCGTCGACGCCCTCCGCCATCCACTCCATCTGGACCTCCGGGGAGATAGACGCGACCCACCGGAACTCGCGCGACGGGCTGAAGAGGTCTCCGACGAGGCCGGCGTTCTGCAACTCGCGGTTCCTCTTGTGGAGGGGCTCTGAATCCACATGCGTCTTGACGATCAGCGCATCCGTCGTGTGATCGTAGTAGGCCTCTTCGTGCAACATCCCCAGGGCCTGGGCCCGGCCGGCGAGTTCCTTGGCCCGCCGACCAGTACTGAACTGCTTCACCCGCTCGAAGGGGGAGTACTTGAGTTTCGCGGGCCTTCTATTCGAAAGCTTCCCCCGCGAATCCAGCTCCGCCTGCTGATCTTTTAGCAGCAGTTGATCCATTAGATCGACGCGCTTCCACTGTTTTCCAAGGCCACAAGGCGGACATCTGCGGCGCCGACCGAGGCCATCCGCAGGAAGTCGCACCCGGCCACATCGAGGATTACCGGGCCATCGTAGAGACCGATGACCACGGGGAGGTCGGCGTAGGCCGTGGTGTCGCCGGTGATGGCCGGCTTACAGAGGATCACGTCGCTCGCCAGACACCCCAGAAGAACGTACTTCGGCAGCTTCCCTGCTGCGTTGTTCGGAATGGTGAGGTCGACCATCGCCCCGGCGCCACCGCCGATGGCCTGGTCGACGGCATCTGCTCGGATTACGGGTGGACCGATCATGTGGATACTCCTGTTTTCGAGAGCCGTGATATTGAACGGGGCCGCCACGCTGCACGCGACAGCGATATGGCTGCACCCCTCGACGTGAAGGATCGCCGCTTTCAGTGGGTACTGGGCCGCCTGGATCGGAGCCATCTGCGCGTAAGTCGGAAGATCATGGCAGTTCGGCTGAGCAAATAGAGGGATAGGAGCCGCATGCAAGTGGTGCAGCATCACGAACCGAGGGCCATTCCCTGCTCCTCCGGTCAAGTGCGTGCCAGAGAGGGTCGCCGCGATAACGCCGTCGTCGGCAAGTGTATACCGATGCCCCTCGTAGCCGAGTATCTTGTGTCTGACATAGAGCAGCGAGCCCGACAGTTCACCATACTGTCCGTCATCGATGTCGGTGTCGGCTGATCCGTTCAAGTCGCTAACCAACTGGGTAAGGGTGGCTGCGAGACTCCCCTGCCTCTGTGTCTGATTCCCGGCTGGCGCTCCGGCTACGAAAGTCCAGTCCTTGCCGTTGAGGGTGATGAACTCCGCGGCGTTGGGATTACCGGCGAAGAAGACCCACCCCTCGGCCGCCACCGTCCCTGGGGCAGTAGTAGGCGGAATCCCGAAGTTCTCGGAGGTCGCGATAGCACCCAGAGTGTACAGGCGCGTGTTGGTCCGGATCACCGGGGGCCCGCTCAGGCCCCCGGAGTGCATGTAGTCCCGAGTCAACCGTCCGGGCAGCATTGGCTACTCCCTCTCGATGACCCACATGCCATCGGCGGTCGTGGCCCCTGCCTGCTCGCCGTTCGACCGGATGCTCAAGGCGTCTCCGATTTCCACATGGATCTCATCGGTCGGCTGGTTGAGCACGATCATCTCCACTCCGGTTTCATCGACCAGGCCATCGACGAATCCGACGTTGACGCCGGTGTCGGTCCCGTTCAACAGGATGTCGAAGGTCTGATCCACACCACCCGCCGTTGCGATGACGGTGTGGACATTGATGATGAAGGAGTAGACCCGGCCCCTGTCAGGGACGACGGCCACGACGTCGGCCGTGTTGTCGATGGTCTGGACGGCGGTGAAATTTCCACCGTACAGGCTGTACTTTGTGAGATCCACTGGCTCGCCCCCCTACCTTCGGATGACCCAGGTCCCGTCCGCTGCCGTGTTGGCGACCTGCTCACCGTTGGACCGGATTCCGAGAGCATCTCCGGGCTCCACATGGATCTCGGCCGGCATCACCATCTCGAAACCGGTCTCGTCGGCGAGGCCACCCGGCATGACGCAGTCCACTCCCGTGTCCGCGTCATTCAAGAGGATGTCGAAGCTGGTGGGAGTCGCGCCGCCGATCGCGGTGTGGACATTGATGATGTACGAGTAGACACGTCCGGCATCCGTCACGACCGCGATCGTGTCCGAGACGTCCGTGTTGTCCTTCAGCTCGGCCCAGGTGCCTCCGTACAGGAAATAGTCATTGAGAGTTCGCACGTCTCTTGTCTCCTTGGCGTTCCGAGGTTTCCCTCTTCACCCGGTCAGACGGCCCCCGGCCCCCTGTTACCAGGGGCCGGGAACCTCAGTGATTACGAAGTGCTGAGATCTGCGACGTGGCCGCTGGCCTTCTCATTGGAAGACCGCAGCGTCCACTCGACCAGGAGCTGCCTCCGCTCCGCATCCGCGGTCTTCGCCAGCGGGAACTGGCGGAAGCCTCGCAGGTAGTCGACCGACCACATCTTCGGATCGAGGACGTGGAGATCGCGCTCCCTGCTTATTCTGGATGCGACACACCTGTGTGTACCGAAATCGCTGACATACACGTCGATCGCAGCCACCAATTTCTTGTCTTCACCGATGTCGAACCGCGTCGACCCGCCGGTGAACCCACTGATGACCGTCTTGTTGAACGGCCCGCAGAGGAGCGTCGTGGGATTACCACCCTGGGTCCAGCAGGACTGGATGACGGACTTCATCAGGCTCTCGGTCAGGCCACGCACCGTGCCGTCCGTCGCCGTGGCGCTGGTCGGCTGGTAGGTGCCGCTCTTCACCGAGTTCGCACCACCGGCACCGTAGACCCCGTTGGTCTCGTACCAGACGGGAAGCCCTGCGGCGGTTCGCGCCGTGGTCGCTCCGCCGGCGGTCGTGCCGACTGCGTTGTCGCCCAGCTCGAACTCGACGTCCGTCTTCAGCTCCTTGCCGCGCTTCGTGAGCTGGTAGGCCAGCTCCGACTTGCGACCCGCCTTGTCCACGGCCTCTTCGGTGCCCGTGATCCCCAGGACGGTGTAGCTGATCTGGCAGAAGTTGTGCAGACGCACGGTGGCCGTGGTGGCCGACGCCGCTGCCACGTCCCCCTCGAGCTGCGCGTTCGCAGCGGGCGTCCGAAGTGAGTCGGTCTGCCACTCATGCTTCACACCGGAAGCCGAGCCGCGACCGAACATGTTCATCATGGGGCATTCGGATGGAGCTATCGAATAGATGATATCCGAAAGGTCTTCGCGAAGGCCCACTCCCAGGTAGGTGGTGAAACCACCGGCTACGAGTACCATTACAGCATCTCCTCGAATAGACGGACTGCGTCCTCATCCGCCCCGGTTTCCTGCAGGCGTGCCATCCTGGCATTGATCGCCTTTTCGGCGGACTTCTTCTCTGGATCCCGCCGTGCCGTTGCCTTACTGAACTTCGGTAGCTTTGCATCGCGGACGCGCGACACCGTTTCCTTCCCCAGCTTCAACGTCTCGAGATACTTGGCGGCGTACCACGCCACCTGTAGAAACCTGTGATCTTCCACGGCTGCGAGTTCGGCCGCATCGAAGCCGACGCTCTCCGTCGTCATGTGCTTCTCGATGAGCTTCATGGCCGACTTGCCTTCGGCCGCCTCGTTCCAGTCCGGCAGGCCGTGTTCGCCGGATTTGGCGATCAAGGAGTGCATCTGCTCCTGAAAGACCTTCGCGGAGTTCTCGGCGGCATCTCGCTGATGATTCGCCTCGGCCTCCTCGATCTGGCGGATGCTGGCCGTGAGAGCGTCTCGCTGCTCCGCGTCCTTCATCTTCAGCTTCATGTACTCGACCGGATCGTCGTCCTCCAGCTCCTTCCACTGCTCGGCCGAGAGCTTCGGCTTCGATTCGAGCTGGTTCAGGAGCTGGTCGGTCGCCTCCTTCATGGCGCCCATCGACTGCTCGTACTGGCGGGCCTCGCCCAGGCGCTGGAGGTTCAGCTCATCCACCCGGGCCTTGACCGCGGCGGGATCTTCGCGAGAGCGGAAGGTATCCAGGGCCGCGCCCAGGGTGATTTCCTTGCCGTCCGCGTCCTGTACTTTCAGCTCGCCCAGGAGCTCGGACTCGTCCATCCCATAGTGCTCAGCCAGGTCGCCGAGGGTCTGGACTGCGCGCTCTTCGTCGTCTTCTGAAGCGGACTCACCCTCTTCTGTGTCCCCCTCTTGCTCGTCGGGGGTATCGGGTGTTTCCTCTTCTGCTGCGCGATGTTCCTCCGTCTCTTCGTCGGAGGGTGAAGGCTCGGTATCTCTGCCTTCCTTCTTCTCGTCGTCTTCTGCGAAGGAGGGGTCGGTCTTGGTTAAGAACTCTGCGACCCTGGACTCGATGTCTGATTCAGCGGCGGATCCTTGCGGAGTCTCCTGCTGGGTCATCTCCTTCGGTTGCCTCGCTCTTGGCGAGTTCGACCATCACCATCTTACCCGCCTCCAGGTAACGGGTCAAGGTAGTCTCCAGAACCCCGACCGCGCAGTAGCGCAGGTAGAGGATCTCGCGCTCGCGCGTCGAGTCGACATCGGACTTCCTCCACGCCCTGAGAATTGCCGCCCGCATCAGGGCGAGGGCCTGCGGAACAGGCTGGTCTTCGCCCATGATAGCTTCGACCCGGCGCGCTCTCCGGAGGACGTCCTCCGGGTGTTCCTTCTCCCTCACTGTCCGTTCAGGGCCCCTTCTTCTTCTTCACGTTGTCGGTCAGTACCTCGTTGCAGAGGCCGTGAATGCGAACCACCTGGGCGCCGGGATCCCCGACTGCCATCAGGTCCATGATCTTCTTGGCCAATTCCTTACCGCTCATGCCCCACTCCCTCCTTCGGCCTGCCGGCCTTTCGTGGATTCCTTCATCCCTTCGCGCTCCAGCTCAACCGCCCCCTGGGCCAGGGCGATGGCCTCATTGCTCGCGATCCTCGCCAGCTCCATCTCGCGGCGCATGGCGATCTCCTCCCTCTTGATCTCGGCGTCCAGCTCGATGTCCCGGGCCTTCAGATCCAGCTCCTTCTCCTTCAGCTCGTTCTGCTCGCCCTTGGCAGTGGCATCGGCCTTGATCTTCTCCATCTCCGGACTCGGCTTCGGGGGCGGAGGCTTCTGGGTCGCCGGATCCGCAAAGAAGTCCTCGGGGATCTTGAAGCCCATCGCCTCGACCAGCTTCGTGACGGTGTGGTGTATGTGCCGGGGAGTGACCAACATCTCCGCGATGCCCTTGTCCTGCATCTGGCCGTACAGCTCGAGGATCATCTGGAGCTGACGGATCCGATCGTTCGCCTGGCCTACCCCGAGACCGACCTCGATCTCTACATCCATGTTCGTGTTCCACTTGGAAGCATCGAACGTGACCCACTCCCCCCGGAGTCGGATCGTGCGCTCCTTCATGGGCGAACTCGCGTAGAGTTTCAGGAGCTTTCGGAAGAGATCCTTGAGGCCAGTCTCGGAGAAGACCCTGGCGAACTGCTCGATGCGGGCCTGCGCGGCGTCCATGATCTTCGAGATCCCGGTCGCCGTCTGGTTTAGGGACTCCGCATCAAGTCCCTGGTTGTACTTGGTAATTCCGGTTCTGTTTTCCTTGACCGTGTCCAGCCACTCCACCATGTTGAAGGCCATCGGCCCGAAGGCCGCAGTCTCCAGCGGCTTCACGGCATCGACGTGATCGGCCCGGACGATCCCGCCCGGCCGGCTGACCAGGAGGTCGTCGATCTCGACGGCCCCTTCCTCTACGATCGTGCGGGAGTTGTTGATGTTGTAGAGGTTGTCCAACATCTGCCGGATCAGCGTGGAGCGGATGAGCTGCAGATCCATGACGAGGTCCGCGATCGAGAGACCGAAGAACTTGTATGGCATGGGCACGGGAGTAATCGAGCTGAAAGGATTATGGTTGATCTGTCGGTCGTCGAGGATGTAGAGAGAGTCCTCCCCCACCACCGTGATCAGCCTACCCTCCGCGAAGCCATCGCCATCTTCGTCGATGCGGATGTAACAGTACGTCAGCCACATCTCGCGAGACGCCGCGTCGGCCCTCTCCGCCCCTCCTGTCGGCCACGTCTCCTCGTCACTGTACCGAGTAGCTCGGCCCTCGGAGAACTCCGGGGAGTCGTCGCTCGGGATATCCGCGATGACCTCCGGGTCGTACCCCATCGCGGTCAGGTCGCTGATCGTGACCTTCTTCCGCTGCGCGCAGAAGGGCGTCTGATCGTCCAGCTTCGTCGCGCGCCGCGCGATCAGGAACTCCTCGGGGGGGATCCCGTCGACCTTGATCGCGCGGTGAACATCTCGGCGCACGATCCGCACATCGTATGTTCCGTCCCCCCTGTCAGAGAACTCGACCGGATGGACGTCTGGATCCTTCAGGAGGATCTCCATCTGCAGTTCGTCCTGGCCCTCGTAGGCCTCCTGCTGCGGGTCGACCCTCTCCTCGTAGTAGGACCGAACGAAGCCGTTTTTCTCCAGCAGCGCCGTCTTGAACCAGTCGTGGCAGACCATCCACCCGTCCATCTCATGCCTGAAAAGGTGGTTGATCACCTCGGTCGCCTGGTCGGCCATCTCCTCGTCCTCTTCCGAGTTCGGGGTGTACCGAGCAGTGTGCCGGCCGCCAAGGAGGACGCGGGTGAGGGATGGCATGATCCACTCGATCGTGTCGGCCACGTCCGTCATCACGACCTGGCTGCGGCCTTCGACCTCGTTCCCGAAGGGGCGGCCGTAGTAGTAGTCGATCGCCTGGGTCCGCTGGCGTGAGATCTCGGATCCTAGCCCGCCGATCGCACTGGAGATCTCCTGGCTGACCACCGATTTGATCTCGTCCTCTTCTAACGGGCGGATCTTCCGGTACGTTTCGACTGGATCTTCGGAGAACACGGCCGGCAGCATGCCCTCCTCGCGGACCTCGACGTCCAGGGGAGCGTCCGACATGTCCATTTCCGGCCGGGTGTACTGGGTATCCTCGCTCAGGAGCTGCGCGATGGCACGCTCGGCTTCTTCAAATTGGGCACTCATCCTGACTGTCTCCTATCGGCGGGGGTTCGAATCCCAGCTCGCGCAGGGCGCGAGGGAACGCCGGATGTTTCAGGCCGGGTGCCGGCGAGGCTTCTGCTTCTCCATTGGTCTCGGACAGGTCTTTCTGCAGCGCTTTCACTAGGGACTCTAGTGCATCGACCCTCTTCAAGAGCACCTTCACATCGTGTTCCGTCTTGATGAGGCCCACTGTCCACTCCTACACGATCGCGAGCTGCGGGTGCAACTGCTCTCGATGTTCTCTCACTGGTTTAAGGCCGACCGCCAGGGTGCGTAGCGCATCGGCGGGATGGGAGGTCCAGTCGTGGCGGGGCTTATCGCGATAAATCGGCTGACCGTCCGCGTCCTGCTCTCCTGCCAGGCGCTCCTTCGTGTACTCGCGCAAGGCCTGGATCCCCTTCTGCTTCTCGCACTTCACCTCATCGAAGTAGCATTTTGGCAGCAGCGCGCGAACGGCGTTGATTCCGTCGTTGACGCTGACCCTCTTCACCAACTTGCATTTGATGCCCATCGACCGGAGCATCTCGATTCGGCTCTTGCCAGATCCGAGCTCCCTGACCGCGGCGTCGTGAGGGAAGAGGTGGTCTCGGTAGACATACGGCCGCTCCGAGAGAACCTTCGCGTAGTGCTCCAGGCCGACTCCGCTGGCCGAGTAGTAGTCGATGATCCGGACTTCCTTCCCTATCTGCTGGACGAACCAGATCGCCGTCGAGTCTCCGATCCCGAGGTCCCAGGCCGTCGTAACTTGGGCGAGAGGCTCCCACGGGACCTTGCCGATGCGGCCATCGTTGCGCGCATCCTCGATCTGGTCGCCCCAGTAGCTGCCTGCCAGAGGGGCATCGAAGGACACCCAGAACTCCTGCTGGATCATCTCCTTCGGCATTCCGGCAGCTCGAGCTTCCTCGATCACCTTCAAGTCGACGGCGTGCGTGTCGTCCACTGAGAGGACTTGGTGATACCAGTCCGGGCTCTTCTTCGCGTTCTCCAGCGTGCGGAAGCCGTGGTTCCGGCCGCGCGGCGTGTAGATGAAGATCGCGAACCCATCGTTCTCGGCGAGGATCGGCCAGGTCAGCTCCCACACGCGGGGCATCATGATGCTCCACTCCGAGAACACGATCCCGACCGGGTTGGCGCCGACCAGACGGTCTGGGTCGTCCGCGCCGATCACCTGATAGCGCGAGCCGTTGGAGAACCAGAGAGTCATCTCGTCGTCGCGCTGTCTGATGATCGTCTCTTCAGGGAAGTGGCTCAGGAAGGGGCGGCCCTCGTAGGTCTTCCCCTCCCACACGATCTGCCTGCCCTGGCGGTAGGTAGGCAGGACATGCCAGTAGATCCCCACCCTCTGGAAGATCTGCGTGCAGAGCCAGTTCAGAGAGAAGAGGTCTTTCCCCGCCCTCCGGTGCCACACTACACACGCGCGTTTCACCCCGCCCTCGAGTGCCTCCCAGAGCGGCATCTGGTAGTCGCGCGGCGACCAGTCGACTGGGACCGTGATGTTCATCCGATCCCCAGGAGCTGCTCCGCGCGGGTCTGCGCGGTGATCACAGTCGGTGCGTCGATCACCCTCGCGGCCGTCTTGACCTCGATCGTCTCAGTGCGCCCATCGGTCAGGCGCACGATGTTGATCGTGATCCCGGTGTCCGCAGTGTCCCTCACGGCCTGCGCGTGGGGGCGGCCGTCCGCGTAGGCCAGGATGTCGCGCGCGGCCGTACACTTCGCGGCCCAGCTCGCATTCGAGGAATCCATGCACTCCGCGAGGATCTCGATCGCGCGCTCGCGGTGGCCGGCGGCCAGCTCCTGAACGCTGCGGTCCAGGGCGGCCTCCAAGGCCGTCTCGATCTCAGGGGCCGGCATCTGCCCCCGGGCGCCCGAGAACTTCTGGGAGCCTTTGTGGCCCACGGGTCAGAACCTTCTGAGGTGCGCTACAGCTTTCTCTAGAGACTCGACATTGCGCCTGATCGAGGCGATGACGAACTCGAGAACTCCGAGCTGCTCCGCGATCCACGGGCCGATCTCGGACGTGGGCTTCGGAGGCTGCATCGAATCCGATATCGCCTGTAGCTCCTCGCCGAGCGCCGCGTCCGATTTGGGCGATCCAAGGTGGACCTCAGTGGTCATGCCTTCGTTGACCACCGCCCCTTCTTCCTGGGCGTTCTCGTCCGGCACTACTTCCCGCCGTCGCTCGCCGGAGCCTTGCGCTCGCGGCCGGGCGACTGATTCACCGAGTACTTCCCCCCGGAGGCCTGTCCTGGCCAGTCCTGGGAGCCGGTTACGGAATCGGAATCCCCACCCTGGTCCTCACGCTTCCCGAGTTCCTTCGTGCCGGTATCGGCCTTGCCTGCCTTGAGTGGCATCGGTCCCCCCTCCCCGAAATCCCCGGCGCCGGGTGGACGGGCAGATCCGGGCCCGGCGCCGGAGAGAATCGGACGTCACAGGAGGACGGTATAGTATGTGGCGCCCGGGGACAACCGCTGGTGGGGGGCTCCGGGTGGGTCGGCCCCCTCTGGGTTTCGGTTCCTTTTCCTGGGGTGGGTCGGCTCTTTCCCCCTGGAGTTGCCGCAACGGATGTTGTAAGCTGGCCCCAAAGGAGCCAATATGCGCTTTCTGGGCACTGGGACGGGGCGCTGCGGCACAATGTCGCTCGCCCGCATGCTGAATCTGACCCCCGAGAGCGAGGTCTCTCATGAGCAATTCGGGCCGCTCTGGTACGGCCCGCCCGACCAGCCGGAGATTATCCGGGCCCTGGACTGGTTCGAGGACTGCGAGGCATCCCTGATAGGGGACTGCTCCAGCTTCTGGCTGCCTCACATCCCCCACATGCAGAAGGAGAAGCCCGATCTCCGGATCGTGTGCCTCCACCGGCCGAAGAAAGAGACCGTCGAGTCCTTCCTCCGCTGGTCCGGCGGAGGCGGGAATCTCCGGCCGATAGACAAGGCCGAGGTCCACCGAGACCCGAACCGCCAGGCCTACGTCAACGTCTTCCCCACGATCGACGCCGCGGACTCCTACACCTCCTGGGAGGTCTACTGGGAACTCTGCGAGCGGATGATGGGCCAGCTCGAAGGGCCGAAGATGCACCTGTCCACCCGGGACCTGAACAATGACGTCATCCTCGCGACCCTGCACGACTTCCTCGAGATCCCAGAGGATGACCGGATCCGACCCACCAAGAGGCGCTTCAACGCGCTTCCACCACCAGGAGCGACCTATGCCACCCAAGAGAGAGGTGAGACTGGCTGATGACAACGCCCGGCTGCGGCTGGACCTGATCAAGGCCGAGAAGCGGCTCGCGCGAAAGGATCTGGAGATCACAGAACTCCAGCGCATGATCTCCGGCCTGGAGCAGATCATCGAGAGACGGACGGCCAATGCTCCTGTCGCATGACCCTTCCTACCTCTTCGTGAAGACCAGGAAGACGGCCGGCACCTCCGTCGAGCTGTCCCTCTCCCGCTACATGAAGCACAAGGAAGACATCATCACCGTCGTCTCGGACGAGGACGAGGTCACGCGCTGGCGCTTCGGCGGCGGCCCGCGGAACTGGGAGGACCCAGAGACCGGGAAGACCCGCTTCTACAACCACATGCCCCTCTCCGAGATCAAGGAACACCTCTGGCTGAAAGAGGTCTTCTCATGGACGATCGAGCGTAATCCGTGGGACAAGTGCGTGAGCATGTACTTCTACTCCACCGATCGGAAGCGCTACAGCTTCGAGCGGTGGATGCAGCAGGACGACACCTTCATCCCGACCGACTGGGACCGGTACACCAACGAATACGGCGCTGTCGCCGTGGACAAGATCCTGCTCTATGACGACCTGGACGCTGAGCTGAAGAGCCTCTGCGACCAGCTCGGGATCCCCTGGGACGGCTGGCTCCCGAAGGCGAAGAGCCGCTTCCGGAAGGTCGACCCCAGGCACTACTCGGCCTTCTTCACGGCCAAGTCCCGCGCGCGCGTAGAGGAGATTTTCGCCAAGGAGCTCGAGCACTTCGGCTGGAAGTACGAGGACCGGGCGTGAGCGGGCTGTACCTGCCCTGGCGGTGGGGGGTGTCTTTCCCTCCCGAGCAGTGGAACCACGACCTCCAGGTCGTCAGGGACATCAACTCGGTGAAGCCGCCGGAGTCTCGGACCTACTTCAACCAGGAGGAAGTCCGGCGCGATGGAGAGCCGATCGCGGCCACCATGCGCGGCCGGGCCGGGGAGAGGGTCTGCTCCAACCTCTTCGCGGTGCCCATCAGTGACGAGATCATCCCGGGGATCGGCGGGGACGGAGGGGCCGACCTGATCATCTTCGGGTGCCGGTTCGGGGTGAAGACCATCTCCTTCGATGGCTCCTACAGGAACCCCGGCTACATGAAGCTGCAGTACCAGACCAGAATGAGCGCCGACGAACTCGCGGGGGCCATCCTCTGCTACACCCCCGGCAACCTCATGGACCGGGCCCCCAATGACCGCTGGGTCGACATCATCGGGTGGATCTGCACCCAGAGATTCGAGGCCGAGGCCGAGGAGATGGCCTTCGGCCGCAAGGAAGATGGGTACAACCGGCCCTGGTGCGTGGCGGACCACCGGATGACCCCGATCGATAACCTACTCGAAGCCCATCGGAAGTGGGCAGGAGGAGACTGATGCCGTTCCCGGAAGTCTGCGCGTACTGCGGCGGCCCGGCCCACCCCGGAGAGGCATGTTCGCCCCATGCCGAGCCAGGCAGGCCGATCGTCGTGACCGACACCCCCCAGGTCGACTTGCCGACACCGGGAGACCTACCCAACATCTTCATCGGCGCCGACGATGGGCCCCAGGAGATCGCGCGCGTCGTGGAGGCCATCGACCGCCTGACGGCCGCGGTCATCCAGGTGGCTACGAACATCCGGGAGTCGAGATGACCTCCACCATCCTGGCCCTGATGATCTGGTACGGCGCCGGCTGCTGGGAGGACCCAGAGAGCGGCGTCTTCGTCCTGGTCAACACCACCGTCAAGGAGAACTGCCAGCAGGACGACGCGATCCGGATCCAGTCCGGCATCCAGGCGATCGTCTGGTCGCGCAGGGATCTGGCCGGGCTGCCCGTGCCAGACGAGGCCCCGCCAGAGACGCCGCCAGCCCCACCACCAGAGGAGCCGCCCAGTGAGTGACCGATTCGAGGGCCTGCTCTTCGCCGTCTGGGAGGAGCTGAGCCGCCAGTGCCAGGACGACCTGCTGATGCACTCCCGACCGGGCGCGATCATCCGCTGCACCGCGCGCGACATGGAGCTGCTGGCGCCGATACCCCTCTCCGCCGGCACCGTGAAACACCTACTCGAGCGCCTGAAAGTGGTGGTGGGAGTGGAGGACCCCGATGAGTGACCGCATCGAGGATCTGAAGAAGGAGGTCAAGGCCTGGAAGGACGCCTCCGAGCAGTGGCAGACAGCCGCCTATGCCAACCGAGACTGGGCCGAGGACTGCTTCACCCGCGCCTTCTTCAAGGGGACCTTCACCGGGTGCCTGGTCTGCGGGTTCTGGTTCATGGTCTGGTGGATTTTGAGATAACCCAACACCCCTCCGGGGGAAAGGAGACGAGATGAAGCCAAAGGTGCTTCGGCTACATCAGCAAGACAAGGACGCGGGTCTTCAGAGTCAGACGATGAAGATCACGCCGAAGATGGCGCGGCAGTGGCTCGAGTACAACTCGCGCAACCGGAGCCTGTCGAAGAATCAGACGCTCCGCCTGATGCGCGACATGAAGAACGAGAAGTGGCTGCTCGGGGTAGGGACGATCATCTTCGACTGGGACGGCGTCCTGGTCGACGGTCAGCATCGACTCCACGCCTGCGCGATGAGCGACACGACCTTCGTGTCGATCGTGGTGACGGGGGCCGACCCGGCCATCCGGGTGGCCGTGGACAAGAATCGGTCGCGCAGCGGCGCCGACATGCTGACCCTCCAGCACGGCGAGAAGAACGCCACCCAGCTCTCCGCCATCCTGGCGATGATCTGGCGCCTGGAACGGGAGACCCTCTCCCAGAATAGCGACGTACCGTCGAACGCCGAGCTGGAGGAGATGCTGGATAAGCACCCCGACGCCCGGCGCAGCGCGCACCTCTCGGCCCAGCTCGCCTGGAAGCGCATGGGGCGGCCGTCCGTCCTGGGATTCTGCCACTGGGCCTTCTCCAAGAAGGACGACACCCTGGCCGACTCCTTCTTCGAGGACGTGACCACGGGCGAGCTGATGAGGGCGAAGGAACCCCAGTTCCAGCTCCGAGAGCGGCTCATATCGAACCGCGGCGCGTCGAAGAAGATGACCCAGAAGGAGATCCTCGGGCTCACCATCAAGGCCTGGAACATGGTCCGCAGCGGGAAGAAGGTCCGGATCCTGAGCTTCAAGGTGAAGCAGGAAAAGATCCCCGAGATCGAGTAGGAGACCCAGATGAGCCCACCAGAAGACCGACGAAGCCGATCAGACCCCCACCACGAATGCGCCGCCGAGATCGACCGCCTTCGCATGGAGCTCGTCACGCTCCACGGCGCGATCGATGAGATGTCGATCGGGGTCGCGACCAAGAAAGTGAACTTCGCTGTCATGCCCCCGATGGACTTCAACGCCGCGCGGGACGGAGACCTCGAGAACCGCCAGCCTACGATTCTCCACCCGGACGTGGTGATCGGCATCATGCGCGCCATCCGCGAGCACGCGCTCAAGATGACCGGCTTCGGGCGGAGCGCGATCGACAGGGAGTACGGCTGGGACGCCCAGTACAGCAGAGGGGTCGCGGCCGGAATCGCCGCCGCGATCGTCGAGCTGGACTGGACCGAAGACCTCGACCAGGAGGCCCTCACCAACCGCATCATGCACGGGTACTACCAGCACGGAAAGCACCTCCGATAACCAGAACACCCCTTCGGGGGCAAGGAGACCCAGATGAGCATCAAGACACGAATCGAAGGGACGTCGGGGCGGCAGATGTCGCAGGAGACGGAGTGCGAGCCCATGACCGAGGACACCCCGAAGGAAGGCCCCGTGCCGGAGGACAACTGGGCCGGCCGCTCCACTCACATGATCTGCCGGGGCTGCAGGTTCTACGTCCGGAAGGGACCCGATCCGAGCCCCGTCCTCCGGAAGGAGGTCGGCCGCTGCCGGCGGCACGCACCGACCATGTCCGGCTGGCCGGTCATGTTCTGGACCGACTGGTGCGGGGACCACCAGATCGACGAGAATCGGGTATGAGCGTCCGAACGATCTGCATCGACTTCGACGGCGTCCTGCACTCCTACACGTCGGGCTGGCAGGGGGCCGACGTGGTCGCGGATCCGCCCGTCTCGGGCGCGATCGACTGGCTGGCGGAGCTGGTCCACGACAAGGAGGTGCAGCCGGCGATCTACTCCTCGCGGAGTTCACAGGATGGCGGCATCAAAGCGATGCAGGACTGGCTCATCCAGCACTTCATCACCGCGAAGGAGTTGAGCCAGATCGAGTTCCCGACCCAGAAGCCGGCCGCCTTCCTCACGATCGACGACCGCGCCATGTGCTTCGTGGGGGAGTTCCCCACGATCGAGGAGATGCTGGCCTTCGTCCCCTGGAACAAGTAGGAGGACCACCGTGAAGCCGAAGCCCAAGGGCCGGATGGTCCTCGTCACCCTGAAGCCGCCGGAGAAGAAGACGTGAGACGCCGCGAGCTCCTCAAGGCACTGATCGCCGCGCCACTCACCCTACTGGGAATGCGGGCGACCGTGACAGCCGTGCCGGCCCCCGAGATCGAAATCCTGTTCCGCGAGTACCTGATCGACGAGATGCACCAGACCTACGGCATCCTCGCGATCGACACCTACGCGGCAGTCGACACCTACAAGTCAGGCTACGGGCAGATCAAGGTCATACCACCAAGATATCACCGATGAGACTCCTCGTCCTACTGGCCCTCCTCACCCAGGCCTGCTTCCTACCACCCGAAACCCGAAACTGGCTCCTGGGACCCTCATTCTCCATCCCGCTCCCCAACTGCGCCTGGACAGGTCTCTGGATCTCCACCGATGCAGGCCGCTGCTACCGCGAAGTCTGGAAATGCGACGACGGCCGAGACGAATTCCTCACAGGACCCGTCTGGTGCCAATGAAATAGGAGACCGACATGGACGACGAATTGAGGACGGAAATCATCGACACCCTGAGAGCTATCAGGGACGCCGCGAACTCCATCAAGAGTGACCAGTACGGGCCAGGGGCATTCGAGGCCATCGCGATGGCGCTGGCAGGAGAGGGACTGCGCCGACCACTAGGAGAAGCCCTGGGAGACATCGCCACCGCCGTCGCGGAGATCGCGGATAAGTGAAGAAACCCATCCGCCGCGTCAAAGGACAGTACGGCGCCGCAGGACACTCCTTCGATGACGACATGATCTGCCTCATGTGCAGAACCACCTACGAAACCCACCAGGCCAGCCCCAGACGCTGCAAAGCCGCGCACCTGAAGCAGAATTGCGGCCCGAAGAAACGGAAGGCCCGGAAGAAGACCATCACAGGCACACCCCAAGACCCAGAATCCGGCGAAATACAGAGCATTCCGCCGTATACAGGAAGTTACGGACTACAGTGATGAAGATAATCGCCTGAGATCGCCCCAGATCACCCCTAAATCGCCCCATACAGGGAAATCGCGCCGCGGGGAGGATCGACAGCACAACCAGAGCTGGACTGACAGAAATGTCAGCGCTATGCGAACCTGGGCCTCCCAAGATCCACCTCCTCCGGACGCCAGCCCAGCCGGAAAGACTGCCGCCCTCGAAGCTCGGTTGGCGCCGAGCAGAAACTCGGCGGCAGGGAGGAGAGAGTGCCCCGATCGAAAACCCTCAGAGGCCGAGAGACCCACAGACGCGGGAAGCAACGGTACCGCGCCGCGCTCAGAAGCCGTGTACTCGACCTCCTCGGAAACGCATGCCTCGACTGCGGAAATATCGACCATCGCGTCCTACAGATCGAGCATGTCAACGGAGACGGAGCCGCCCACAGAGCCCAATTCACCTCCCGTGAACGCCTCTATCGGCACATCCTCTCCCGCGCCGGCGACGTCCCAGACATGACCCTCCGATGCGCGAACTGCCACGTCATCAAGACCCGGCAGAACGGGGAGTACATCTCACCGCAGATCGTGCCAGGACAGATGGAGCTGATACCAGAACCAGAGAGCATGCGCGTGAAGGTCCCATATAGAGGTCCCGGCGCGCCCGGTGGGCCCCTGCGAGGGGGTGGGGGGGCCTCCTCAGAAGGATAGACGCGTCCGTCTCTGATCTACAGGCCATCCGCGCCGTCCGAGGCGGCCCAACCGGTCTGGCGCTGTCGGATTCGGGCCAAAGCGACAGCGAGGCCTCGAGCGGCACGCCGACCAGCGCTCGCTGCCCCGCCGGGCAGGCGGGCTCCGCCCTCCCGACCCCCACCAACCTAGGCCGCAGCCCTCC